TGAAAAAGTCATAAGGCTTTTGAATGAAGAGATAATAAGATTAAAAGCGGAGGTGCTAAATAAAATTAAATAAAAAAAAGATTGACATTTAAAATTAGATGTGATTTAATTCACATACTTAAAATTATATAGGAGAAAATATGGAAGAGCGAGATTTATTTGAAGACTTTGATAATATACTTTTTGAAGACGATAATATAAATTGGAAGGAGTTAGCAGAAGATGTTAGCAATAATAATAATAATAAAAATGAGGAGAAAAAATAATGAGTAATGTAATTGCAATTAATAAAACGTATGATGTTTTAAATAATCTAGGTGACTATGGTGCTGCGGGCTTTAATGTTTACACAAGACCTGTAAAATTTATAGATGCTAATGATGAGATTCAAGTTGTGCCAAATAAGAAGGTGCTAATCAGAGATGATAACAATGAGTCAGTCGGTATAGTTGGGCAGAGTTATGAGGTTGCACAACATCCTGATGCATTTAGAACTGTAGAGAGAATCATTTCGAATTCTGATCTAGATACAACTGGAGTTACTAGAGATATACAAGTGAGTCATGATGGTGCGAGAGCGTATGCAGTCTACACTTTACCGGCTCATTCGGTAGGGCAAGGTAAGGAAGAGACAGCACTACAAATCTCAACTAGAAATAGTTTTGATGGCTCATGGTGTTTCCATGTAGAAGTAGGTGCGGTTAGAATGATATGTCTAAACGGGCAAGTATTTCTAGACAGCTTTGCAATGTTTAAAGCAAGACATACTGCAGGATTGAACATGGATCACGCAGCTAGGAAGTTGTCAAAGGCTATTGATGTATATCAGAATGAGTCGGAAAGGTGGATTAGATGGCAGAATACATCTGTTACAGACAATCAAGCGTTTAAGACTTTTGCTGATGTAGCAGGCTGTAAGTTTGTTACACCTGTTAAAGCTATGACTAGCACAGTAGAGAGTTTACTACTTGAGCCGGAAGTTTATAGGAATAGAACTCTTATGAATCTATGGACACAGTACACTAACGATGAGAGAAAAGCGTTGGGTAGCACAGCATGGGCTATATACAACACAATGACTCATTGGGCTACGCATGCTAGTGCAACTAAATCTACAGCACAGAAAAATATTGCTGCGATACAGGTTGCTAGGCAGGATAAAGTTAGACAGGCATCTAAAAATCTGTTGACTTTAGCAGCATAGTGGGGAAGGTTTGCTAGTTCCTTGTAAAAACTAGCACTTGACTTTTGGAAAGACATATGTTATAATGATATTATATTATATAATATATAAATATATTTATTAATATAAATATTATTTATAATATATATCTATTATAAATATAACTTATAATACTAATATAAAAATAAATAGGAGGGCTATATGAGTGCATACGAAAAAACAGCTACTGAACATGCAGTAGTTTCAGGATTACAATCTTTCATTGAAGATATAATTGAATATTCTGATCCAATTATTGATATACATAACAGTATACATGAGGCTGAGGAAAATATAGATCGCAATCATGACTATGCGATACAGCATGCAGATGATTTAAATAATAATCTTTCATGTGAGATTGAAGATTTAAAATCTGAGATCGAAAGTTTGAAGGATATGATTGAGTCTTTAAGGGAGGGCTAGTGTATAAACCTATCTTCGAATATGATGATAATGGTACGATGGTTGAGTGGTATTGGAGTGATCAAGTAAAACAATATCACAAGACTTGGAAACCTAAATTAAATAACGTAAAGATACAGGGCTTGACAGATAAGAAACAATCTGTTAGAATCCAAAAAGAAATATGGGAATCAGTTATGTTGTCTGAACATCCTAAGAAACAAAAGGTAACAGGCATATACAAAGTAAGGAGGAATAAATGAGTAACTTAATACAACAAGAACAAGAAGAGAGATGGTACGAAGAAGGACTAGAGATAGCTAAATGCATAGACTTTACAGAGCCTTACTGGGACTTGTTTGCAACTAGTTATGTCTCTAGTATGAGAGAATTATATACATGAGGAGTGCAACACAGAACATATCTCATACATCAAAGACAGGTGTAAGAGGTAAGAGAACTTGGCAAGGTCGAAGGAACGTAGGTACTTCAACAATGCCGAAGAGAAAAAAACAAACCTACAAAAAATATAGAGGGCAAGGAAAATGATTGACGTATCACAAGCAACACTAGATGTTATTGAAGCGATAAAGAAAAAAAATGTAATTAAATTTACATACAGAGATACTGGAGTGATGAGATATATAAAACCATTATCATTCTATGGAGACTTCGAAGGCTTTGAAGGAATAGATACTACGAAAGATGAGGAGAACTATAGACGATTTAGTTTTAATGCAGTAAACGATTGGTATACATTTAGAAGCACAGATGCTATACAAAACAATATAGATAAAGTTGAGGAAGCTTTGCGAGAAGCAAGAGAAGTTACGAAAGAAGCTAAAGGACTAAGCTATCCTATAGTAGAGATTATGTGTAAGCTAAGTAGCCTAGCAGAGTTTGATGCAGCACTTGACAGCGACATGGAATCTATGTTAGAATATGTACGAGAAGCACAACACAATTTAGAGAGTGCGTTCTATGATTGTGAAACTGTGTTTGAAGAAGAACTAAAAACACTTGAACTAGAACTTGAGGAATCTACACTATGAATATATTTTACTTTTATGATTGTCCAATTGAATCAGCACAAGCACAGCCGGATAAGATGCTAGTGAAGATGCCATTAGAGACAGCACAGATGTTGTGTACTGCTCATAGAGAACTAGATGGTGATGGATATGCAGATGCTAATGGACTATACAAACGAGCATACTGGAATCATCCTTGTACGATATGGGCTAGAGAATCATGGGATAATTATCGATGGTTATACAAACACTTCATAGCATTAGGTGATGAATACAAACACAGATATGGCAGAGAACATGCAAGTATTACAAAGTTAAAAGATGCATTGTATTGGCATCCTGATAACATTGAAGACAAAGGATTAACACCATTAGCACAGGCTATGCCGGATGAGTATAAAAATTCTGATCCGATCAAAGCATATAGAAAATATGTAGTCAATGAGAAACATTATGCAAAATGGGAAAAGGGTAGAGAGCAACCTAAGTGGTGGTCACATGACAGAGTATGATGTACATAAGATGTATGCAGATCAAGTTAATAAAGATACTATCTCATCTCTTCATGCTAATCATGGAGTGTTAGAAGTAAGATATGCAGATGGTACTATGGAGGTTTACAAGAAAAGTAAATGGAGAAAAAAATTAAAACTAATTAAAAAAAGAACTTGACTTTTATTTTAATTAGTGTATAGTGAGGATATAATGATAAAGTTAAATGACAGAGAGATAAAATTAAATAGAGATCAGTACCTAAGATTAGGATCAGATTCAAATATACTTAGCGATATGTATGAGATGAAGTTAGGACATGAGTTAAGGTTGTTAGGTGATGATTACATTTTAAAATTTTTAGACAGCCAATCTTTAGAAATATTTATTGGTTACATTTATAAACAATATTTGAGGGAAGCATAAACATGAGCTACACGTCAGCCGATCTAGCCCTCACTATATCACAATGGCTACGTGTCTGCCTACCTATATGGGCAGGTCAGTTATAGGGTTCTGAAGGCTCAGTTAAAAACCCTTGACTTTTAATTAAAACTATGGTATATTATATACACAATCACATAATGGAGGAAACAAAAATATGAGTGATATAAAAAAGGGTACGCAATTTATGCGTGGAGAAGTAAAGTGGGCTAGTGTGTTGACACCTAATACTACTTTTGAACCTACCTTTCAAGCATCTATCTACAATCCTATTGTAGTTAATAACTTTGGCGAGGTAATTAATTCTGATTCTGATAGCATCATTGCAGGCTTTGAAGATAGAGGATTTAAACATTCAGTTAAGACTGATAAGGAAAGCAACGAGAAGTTTCTATTCTTTAAAAGAAAAGCTAGAATCAAAAGACCTAAGAAGGATGCAGAAGGTAATAATGTTACTGATGAAACAGGGAAGTGGATCATGGAGGAAACAGATAATGATGTACCTCAACTTAAGGATAAGGACAATAACAACATTGATCTTGCTATTGGTAATGGTTCAGATGTTATTGTTATGTATAAGGAGTGGGAAACTACACATCCTACCTTTGGAAATTTTAAAGGTTTGGATTTAGCAGGACTTCAAGTAGTACAACTACAAGAATACAATGCTGATGTAGGATTTTCCGCAGTAAGTATGGCAGAAGTAGAGGAGTTTTAAATATGACAGAAGAAGAGATAAAACCTTTTATAACTATTGATGATGTACAGATTAACGTGGAGGACTTGCCGGAAGAAGGACAAGGAATCTTCGGTAGACTGCAACGATTGAATCAGAAGAAAGCAAACCTAACCTTGGACTTGGAAGAGTTACAAGCAGGGATAAACTTTTTCTCTAATAAGATTGTTGAGATAGTTAATGGAGAAGGTCAACGCAAAGCAGATGCAGTAGTAGATGCTGATGTAGTTGAAGAAGAACTACCTGAGTCAGACGATTCAGACTAGTGTGCCTAACAAGTTGCTAGACCTTGTAAAAACTAGCACAGTATAGTTGGGAGTGAGTCGTTATAAAATCCTGTACGAGTGAGTACTTGGTCAAACAAGTAAGCGGACTTAAGAGAGGTTAAGGCTAAAAGTAAATGAGAACTAAACCACCATGCACTAACTATACACAATTTAATAATAACGTGAGGGAAATTATATGGCTTTTATACAACACAATGCTAAGTGCCCATCTTGTGGCAAGAATCATTTATCCGTAAACGCAGATGGTTCAAGTAAATGTTTCTATGCAACTTGTAATTCATTTCATCCTGCCCCTAATCAGGAATCAAATGTATCTAATATTACACAGCCTGTTGTGGAACGTAAAGTTACACCAATACAATCTATAAATTCAGAAGGTTCATACGCAGCCTTAACAGATCGAAGGATATCTGAGGAGACTGCTAAGAAGTATGGAGTTAAAGTGGTTCATGGTTCGGATGGTAAACCTCTTGAACATCACTATCCATATTACAATGGACACGAGTTAGCACTAACTAAAATTAGAAAGCTTGTCGATGCTAAGGGAGAGAAGACAAAAGACTTTTTTACTAAAGGATCATATGAAGAGACTGCTCTTTTTGGTGAGCACCTATTCAACAAAGGTGGTAAGTACGTTACGATAACTGAAGGTGAGTGTGATGCGATGGCAACATATGAACTTATGGGCAGTAAGTGGGCTGCAGTTTCTATCAAGCGTGGTGCTGCCGGAGCAGAGAGAGATGTTAAAGATAGTCTTGAGTTCTTAGAAAGCTTTGAGAATATAATCATTTGTTTTGACAAGGATAAGAGTGGTACTGAAGCAGCTAAGAAAGTTGCTAGGTTATTCCAACCAAGCAAAGCTAAGATCATGACTCTTCCGAATGGCTTTAAAGATGCTAACGATATGTTGATAGCTAACAAGCACAAAGATTTTATGGAGTCTTGGTGGAGTGCTAAGACTTATACTCCGAGTGGTGTTATCAATGTCTCAGAAGAGAAGAAGAAGTTCTTCAATAGACCGGTTAAGGATAGTGTGCCTTATCCTTGGGAAGGATTGAATAAGAAACTATATGGTTTAAGACAAGGTGAGTTGGTTACTTTAACCGGTGGCACAGGACTAGGCAAGTCGTCAGTCACTAGAGAACTTGAGCATCACCTTATAAAGAATACTACGGATAACGTAGGAGTGATTGCATTGGAAGAAGATTGGAGAAGAACCATTGATGGTATACTTTCAATAGAAGCTAATGCAAGATTGTATATAGATCAAGAGAGAGAGAAGTTCTCTGAAGAAGAACTTGACAAATTCTTTAATCTGTTATATGATGGCGAGAATAAGAATAGAGTATGGGTTCATGCTCATTTTGGTACGAATGATATTGATGAGATATTTACTAAGCTAAGATTCATGATCATAGCATGTGAATGTAAATGGGTAGTGGTTGATCACTTACACATGTTAGTATCAGCAGTATCTGAAGGAGATGAACGTAGGGCTATTGATAATATAATGACTAGGCTTAGAAGTATAGTAGAAGAAACAGGAGCAGGATTAGTTTTAGTTTCTCACTTACGTAGAGCGAGTGGTGATAAAGGGCATGAGAATGGAATCGAAGTAAGCCTTAGCCACCTTAGAGGTAGTCAGTCAATAGCCCAACTGAGTGATTGTGTGATAGCCTTGGAAAGGAATCAACAATCAGATGATATAAATGAATCTAATACAACTAGAGTTAGGGTACTTAAATCTAGATACACAGGTGATGTAGGTATGGCAACTCATTTATTATATGATAGAGAAACAGGCAGGCTGCAGGAGTTTGAAAAAGAATCTTATGAAGAAGAAGATGCAGACTTCTCAGCCTTGGAGTTATAGTATGGATTTAGTATTTGATATAGAAACAAACAGAGTGGGTGACGATGATATTGGTTTAGATAGTGTAGACACTATACATTGTATCGTTGCTCAAGATGTAAACACCGAGGAGGTATTCAGTTATCCTCCTTGGGAACTTGACAAGGGTGTTGAACTTTTACAGAATGCAAAGACTTTAATTGGTCATAACATTATAGGGTTCGACATTCCTATGTTGGAGAAGCTAACTAGTTTTAAACAAGCAGGAATAAAAGTTATAGATACCTTAGTAACATCAAGACTTTTTTATCCTATACGAGAAGGAGGTCATGGGTTAGAGAGGTGGGGATTTAAACTAGGGTATCCTAAGATAGACTTCGAAGAGTATGATGAATACTCCGAGCAGATGTTAGAGTATTGTATCAGGGATGTAGAATTAAATACTAAGGTGTTCAAAGCTTTACAACAAGAAGGTAAAGGATTCTCTAAAGAAAGTGTAGACCTTGAACATTCTGTAGCATTACCTTTGAGACAACAGGAGTGGGATGGTTTTAAATTTAACATAAAGAAAGGAGAACTATTACTTGCTGAACTTAGAGAGAAGATGCAGGCATCAGAGGATGAGGTGCATAAGGTATTTAAACCTAAGATGGTTGATGATAAGTTAGTTACTCCTTATATAAAAAAGGATGGTGAGTTATCTAAGAGAGGTTTAACAGATGAAGAATACGATAGATGTATACGTACACAGGATGTTAATCCATTCATGCGTAAACGTCTACAAGAATTTAATCTTGGATCACGTAAACAAATTGGACAATACCTACAAGAGTTTGGATGGAAACCAAAAAGATTTACACCAACAGGTCAGCCGATTGTAGATGAGAGTATCTTAATTAATATAACTAATATACCTGAAGCTAAACTTATTGGAGAGTACTTAACATTGCAGAAACGTATAGCACAAATTGATTCTTGGGTCAAAGCTTTACGTTCTGATGAACGAGTACATGGTTTTGTGATACCCAATGGTACAATTACCGGACGTATGGCACACAATAAACCTAACTTAGCACAAGTACCTAGCTTAAAAAGTTTATATGGTAAAGAGTGCAGGGAGTGTTGGACTGTTGAAGATGGTTACAACTTAGTAGGAATAGATGCAAGTGGATTAGAACTTAGATTGCTTGCACATTATATGGACGATCAGGAGTATACAAATGAAATTATTAACGGAGACATACACACCGCTAATCAGAAAGCTGCAGGACTTGAATCAAGAGATCAGGCAAAGACATTCATCTATGCACTTATATACGGAGCAGGAGATGCAAAGCTTGGGAGTGTGGTTAGAGGAAGCAGGAACGATGGTAGAAGACTTAGGCAACATTTCTTTGATAATAACCCATCATTTAAATCTCTTAGAGATAAAGTATCAAGAGCAGCAAAGAAAGGATACCTTAAAGGGTTAGATGGTAGAAAGATATTTATACGGAGTGAGCATGCTGCATTGAATAGTTTATTACAGGGAGGAGGAGCAGTCATAATGAAGAAAGGACTAGCACTATTTGATTCCCTTATAAAACTAAATACCTTTGATGCTAAGTTTGTGGCTAACATACATGATGAATGGCAGATGGAAGTTAGAGAAGACCTTTCTGAAAACGTAGGTAAAATGGCAGTTGACTGTATAATTAAAGCAGGAGAATATTATAACCTTCGCTGTCCTATGGATGGTGAATATAAAGTTGGGAGGGATTGGAGTGAAACACATTAA